TGATGCTGTTACCTCAGTATACTTTACGTGGAGACGTCCTTGTTCTGCCCACTTAATAAGGTCAGAGTTAGAAGGCATCTCAGCTCCTACCATACGTAAGAAACCAGAGATGGTACGGTTACCATAACGCTCAAATTCCTTCTCATAAGTATCAGGGAGATACTGATTCAAGAAATCAAAGTTGGTAATATAGTTTGTTGCTGTGGGAACCCGTTCAGCGCTTGGCTGTAGGTTAAATCCTGGGCTTGTTTGAACTGCCATTTTTTCTTTTTAAATAATTAAGAAGTGCGTTTTACACTTCGGACTTTTAAGCCTCTCCCCGAATCTGGGTTGATGGCTTTAACACTAAACTCACCCTTCGATACCGCTTGAGGTGTGCTACGTTCAGACATATTGATATTCTTTGTCTTACGCATCACATCATCCACAGCTTCTGATTTGCCTTGCTCATAAAAGAACTTAGCAAACTTCTCTGGGTTCATTGCGACAGCCAAAGATTTGTGGTAACCCACAGCGTCATTAACGAGGCCCTTGTCATCCACGAACTTGTTAATCCAAGCTTGCGGAGTGTCTTGCAACTTCCTTAACTCTGCCTTATCTCCAGGAGAAAATACATAAGACTTGTCGTTTAAAACGAACTCAAAACCTTTGAACTCGTTGCTGAAAACCTCATCGGATTTCTGCCCAAACCACTCAGCCTTACGCGTCTGCTCCTCTTGAAAAGTCTTTGACTGTTCAACATACTGCTTATAGCTCTGATACTCTTCACTGTCTTCTAGAGAAGGACTCCCGCTTGACTCAAGGGGAATCTTGTAAGCCTCTTTCTGCTCATTGAAGTGCTTCTTTGCCTTAGCAATAATTTTTTTCTTTGCGACCTTAGTCTTCTTTATAAAGGCTTCATCGTCTAACTCCTCGTCGTAATCATACTCCTGCATTACAGACTCGATGTCCTCTTCATCTAACCCTTCCTCCGTAGCCATAAGGTATTCCTTTAGCATTACGTTAGGGTCAACTTTATCTATGTCTCTGTTAAGTTTAACAAAGTCTTCGATACCACGGCCAGTTTCTTTCTTATACTTAAAGTACGCGGCTACATCATCTGGTAAATCTTCCGACTGCTCACGCTCTTGGTTGAGCTCATCTAAAGAAGAGATATCTCTACCATATCGCTTACCGATATAACTGAGTACATCCTCTTCCTTAAGCTCCTGCTCCACCACTGGTTCCTCTACAGCTTCCGCTTCAGCCACAGGCTCCGCAGGGGTTTCGTTTAAACTTTCCTCGTGCTTTTCTAGAAGCTCCGCCTCTACCTCCTGCACTGATTTAGCTTCCACATCGTCTAACGCCCGTACTTTAATTTCCATTTGATTGAATTTAATTTTTTATCTCGGCTCGAATTCAGCTAGGTCAAAACCATCCAAGCTATCCTCGTTAGACTCAAACGTCTGTGGAGGTAAGTTGTTCTTGCGCTGGTTAATTAACCGTGACTGCTCTGTATTCTGTTGGCTGATACGGTCGGACTTTGCTTGCTCCTTGTCGTTCTCACGAGTCTGCATACCGTCTTCTACAATACCCTTCAGCTGCATCTGATAGTTGAATTCGGTTTCCATAAGCTGAGCCTTAAGCTGAGCTTCGTTGTTCATCTTCTCAATATCAAAAGCTACTTCAGCTTGCTTAAGCTGCATCTTCCCTTGAATCTCCTGCTGGTTTTTCTGCATAGCCATCTGACCTGCCATCTCCTGGGACTTAAGTTGCTGCTGAGCTTGCATAGCTTGCTGCTGCATCTGCATCTTTTCCTCGCGGTCCTGCTTAGAAATACGCTTCATCTTAAGCAGCTGATTCGCCATCTTAAGGTTTCGAAGCTCACGTATATCAATAGCGTCCTCTAGGTTTATATCGCCTTTAGATAAAGCCATCTGGATATTCTGCTCCAGCATAGACTTCTGCTCTTCATCAGGTGCCACCTCAATAAATACACCAAAGTCATATATATAAAGGTCCTTAATATCCTCTAGGATGCTTACGTTATACTTACCTATCTGGTTTACAAACTCCTCCCTGAAGTCTGCATACTCAAGTATGTCAGATATACGATACGTCAACCCCTCAGCTATAGACCTATAGATATATAAACCAGCGTCGAGAATATGTCGCGTAGCCGTATTGGAATTTAAAGCAGCTAACTTCTGTACACCAACCAAAGAGTAGGGGTCAGGTGTAGAGCCATCACGAGCTTCGTTAAGACCCGTTACATCCCTAATCATCTGTAGGTAGTGATTCATATTCTGAATCAACATCTGAGCTTTATTAGCTCCAGAGCTAGAGTTGAGTTGTGTGATAGGCACCTTGCCTTGGTTGTACTCCCCGTCCTGGGTGTAGCTTCTTCCAACCACACTACCTGTCTGGAAGTAAAGGCGTAAAGCGTCCTCAGGGTTGTAAGAATTTCCCGTCCCTAAGTCTACCTCATTCAATCCGTCAGCATCTATATACACTCCGTCTGGTACAGTGCGTGAGATAACCTGCTGTAGCTTAAGGTGAGTAACCTGGATGAGGTCAGCAAATGGAATCATACGCCGAGTCAATGACTCGATAACCCCCTTGTACATACGAGGAGCTACAGCCACGTAGTTAGGTAGTGCGTGCTGACTAGCTGATTTAGGGCGAACCATATTCTCGGCAACCTCCCACTTCAGTAGGATATTAGTCCCCATAACCATGACGCCATCATACCACACATCAATAGTCTTCTCTACCTTCTCAAAGTTCCCCTCCTCCATCATCTCAACTGGCGGGTTGAACTCATCTGTCTTCTCAATCATACGAGACCCGTCATTCTCTAGCATCTTCTTCTTGTAGACAATCTTCTTAGTTGTCTTATAGTTGAAGTACATTAAAGTCGTGGTATCCCGATAGAAGATATCATTGTCGTAGTACTGCGCTACATTATAGTAGTCATACCAGTCCTGACCGTACTTAGATATCTCCTCTAAGTCTTCGTTCGTAAGATTAGGGTCAATCTTTAGCAGCTCAATGATAGGGACTGTCTTAATCTCACCCCAATAGAAGCAATCCTTAAAGTGAGGGTCCTCTGTGTAGCTATACACAACATTAGCTGGGTCTACATAAGACACTTTAACACCAGACCCCTTTAGGAATTCGTGCTTAGCCATGCTAACACCTAGTACCATTTGGTCATAATCAAACCGCTTGCGTAAATCATCGTAATGATTTTCGTCTAATATGGTATTGATGGCTTCCTCTTCCGCAATCTCAATAGCTGGCTTAAAATTAAGCTGCATGTATAGTTGCAACTCCTCGTCTGTCTCAGGTAATTCGTCAGGCTCCATAGTAAACGGATTTACTCCCGTCTCCTGCTGAATAGTTTGAAGCATAGGCTTAGCCGCCATCTGGCCCTGTATCATGTTTTGATACTTGCTGCGTCTAGAAAGAGATAGCGCGTCCTGAGCATACGCGTTTACCTTAAACAAACGTTCAGACATCCCATTGACTACGATGTCAATAAACTTAGGTAAGATTGGGACTGGTGTCCAGTCTAGGTTTAAATAGGAAAGGTCACCATCAATAGCTAGCTCGTTCTTATACTTAGCTACCGACTGCTCACCACGAGCGTACAATCGCAAACGGTTAAAGTCACGCCACTGGTTATAAAACCTACACTGATTCCCATCCTTTTTAAACCACTCGTATTGAATGGCCTGTCCAATCTGAAGCCCAAATTCGTCTGTAGCTTTCTCAGCATCAGTGACAAATTGACTAGGGAAACCTGCCGATGAGATATTTACTTTGACGTTTTTCATGTAATAAGCTCGCTCCTACTTCCTGAGTTACGATACCTCGCGAAGTTAAGACTTATTTTTTTTTGTTTCTGCTCAGGCATATACATGTGTTTTTGGTTAGCCATGATAGCTAAACCTGAGCTTATAGTTGCGTCGTAAGCAGTACGATTGCTTATGTCAAACTTAGCCCAATCCTCTAAGGTTCTAACAAATGGCATGGACCCCATGTCGTCTGGGTCCCTAAAAATCCCTTCTGTATCTAGACCTATATGCTTCTCTATGTAAGACTCAATAGCGGCTGCGTGCGCTTGCTTTACATCCTCAGATGAGTTCGGTATACCACCTAGCTCTCGTTCTGTCTTAGATAGCTTTGTATAGTGCTTGTCGGGCCTGTTCATGCAGAAGCCACGGTAGCCCCTGTTTTTAAAATGGTATAAAAGACGAGGCTTATTGTTCTCGATAAGGATAGGCATACCATAAAACACACAAGCCATTAGTACTTCCTCAAAAAATATCTCAGCCGTCTGGGGTCGCGCGACATACTCCAGGAAAAACTCGTTGGTAGGAGCCTCGTCCATATGGAACTTAGTCATTCCATGAAGGGCTCCATTGGAGCCACCGCCACCAACTACCCCTGATATATCGTAAGAGTCACAGCCAAACGACCCCATATGCTCATTGCCAGGGTAACGAACGCCGTGCTTTTCAACCCACCTATTTTGAAGACCTAACTTAGGCGTCCAGCTAATATTAAACCTACCGCGTTTGTCTGGATAGAACACCACCTTGGTGTCCTTAACGCCGTCCTTCCAACGAAAAGAACCACGTGTGGTGTAGTGCTCTTTTACTAACGAGTCTGAGTAGTCTAACTGCTGGTATATCTTAGTCAGGTTAAACAGCGAGGACTTACTCTCGTCACGGAAAGCGTGAGACTCCGTTCTAGGGAACTGCCTATAGAACTCGTTCAGCGCGTCAGGGTCATTCTTTAAAGAACTAACTTCCGCCTCCCAGTAATCAATAGCACCGTTCTTAATCTTCTGATTGTCAACACCTAGCACAGGCTCAGACGGTTTATGAAATACAGGGTGACCGAACCTATCAATAAATCCCTCCATGTTATACTCCATAGGGATAAACAAAGAGTACATACCACTGAGGGTCTGACCGTTATCATTACGCTTCTCTACACTAGAGTCCTCATATAGTTTCTTAAAGTTAGAGCCACCCTTGTTAAGCGCATTAGAGGTGGAGCCCATCATACACTTGCCTATGATTCGGCTACCCAGTCTAAGACAGGTCTTTGTTACCCTCCAGTTATTAAGGATGTTGTTTGGTTTAATCCATTTCCCGCTCTCGTCGTGGACCAGAAGAAGAAGCTTCTCTCCGTCATAGCTATTGTCGTCCGTGTTCTTCCAATCTATGGTGGTGTCGAGACCCATCATCTCGTCATTGCCCACCTCGTGCATATTCTTCTTTGTAATCTTAGACGCAGGAACCCTGAATGCTAGTTCAGTTTTAGGTTTGTCCATACCGTCCTGAACGGGCTTAAAGAAAAAGGGAAGTCGATTAGCAATAGGAACAACCTTATCGGTAAACATCTTCTTAGCGTCAGCACCTGTCTTAGAAAGAACACCCACCCTAGAGTCTTTGGCTAAGGTGCCTGTGTTTACACACTCAGAAGAGCCCATGAATGAGAACCCAGAACGTCTAATCTTAAGGTAGGAAATGCCAAAGCAACGTTCATCAGCTTTGCACGCTTCCCAAAAAATAAAGAAAATCCTATTAGCCTCTCTAAAGTCAGGGTACCCCACGTCAATACTAGTCCATTGAAGGTACATATAGTGAGCGCCCGTAATGTAGGTTGGAACACCGTTATTCATAAACCAGTGCCCTGCCTCTCGCTTGTCAAACTCGGCCTCTATATAATCAACCCAAGTGTCCTTGAAGACGGCGGTCATTTCATTCCACTGGAAGATGGATTGAATTCTAGAAAGAGGCTTTGGTAACGGCTCCCTTATCCAGTACTCCTTACTCCTACTGTCTTTACGCCCTATAACACCTTCATTTAAAGGAAGACCTATGTTTACTCCTGATATATTTATCACCTCTCCGACCTTTCCAGTCTTGGAGATAACCACCATGTCATACTTTTCATTGTAGCCGTAAGACCAAGTACTAGCTTGATTCTTACGAACTAGTACATTCTTAGGCACATAGTCTTTTAGGACTTTATGTAGTTTATTTGGAGCGTCTTTCTGCAAAACCCTGCTTGGTATCTTTTCTCACAGAGGCCGACAAGCTTAAATCTAACTGCTCTTGCTCTGTATCAATTTTATTTAATATCTCGAACGCATCGAAGATAGCTAGCTTCTTGGTGGCTGCCGCATTCTTTAACCTATCGGCTGCCAGCTCATCCTCCTCGTTGGGTTTTATGATATCCTCCTGAGCAACCTTTATAAGCTGTTCTACCGCTCGTCTGCCAGCGGCTATAATTCGAACCTTTAGTTCTTTAGACTCCATCTAGTATAGTGGTTATTTGATGGTCGTACATGCGGTACATCTTCTCTCCGTCCACGGAGAACTCGTACTCACTGTCTGGTTTGAAGGTGACCTT